CAGTCGAAACACGGCCCGGCAACTCGACGCGATCCACCAGGGTTAAGCGGACTTCTTTTCACGTTTTCGGGGCTGGATAACCCCGAACATGGCGCGTCATTAGTTTCCGCCAGCCGGAGTGATATTCAAGAACGTCCGCGATTCCGCGAAGATAAGGGCTCTCGATGCACTTTCCTCGTGGAAGACTTCGGCAGTGATCACGTCCCCCTGTGAGAAATCGTTTGTAACTGTGAGTGAGACCGCCGACGTGTTCGACACACTACTGCTACCCCCCTGAACGGTGGCTTTCCGTGCGACGACGCTCGAATTGTTATTCACTCGGATGATATGACGATTCCCTCCCGTGATGGTCGGGAGGGTTGTCATGACCGTTATAGTGTATTCTCCGGGTTTTTGGACGGTGTACTCGCCGGTAGTGGTGTCTAACCCTCTGTTTCGGTCTTTGTTCCACTCGTCAAACACTATCGTCTCGAAGGAACTGATACCGATCGTCTGGCTGGCTGATAAATGTGCTATGAGATTATCGTTCGTCTTTGCGGACGCTTCTGTGGGGATTTCTGAGAGTAGGGACAGACGGCTCCAGTCACGACTCCCCGCGCTGCTACCTTTGTTCTCGCCGGTCATTACGGTCGCGTACCACTTCCCGGCGATTTGCTCGACGTGGGGGTAGCCGGTGAGATGATAACCGGCACGTGCAACTGTTTCCCAGTCGCCCCACCCGGACGTTGGGTTTGCAAACAGTGTGTCGGCGTTGTGGGTTTGTCGAAGGAACATCCGGGGTTCTGAGGTTATTTCCCCGCCTCCTTCGACCCTGTTCGTCGTCATCAGGTGCATCAGATCGTCGTCGCTCACCAGCACCGGGCGGTTTTCGCCGAGTATCGGCCCCTCGCCTTCATACGTCCAATTCGTTAGGTCGGTTGACGTGTAGACGAGTGCCTTTGCATCGGCCCCGTCGTCGTTATTCCGGGCAAGTAGTAGCCACTTGTCCTGTGATCCGACGCGGCCGATGGTCACCTCAGAAACGCTTTTCGTCGGAGTATCAACCGCGCTAGACGACCAATTCGTTCCGTTGTCCGTCGTCGTGAACAGGTGGATCTGGTTGCCGCCGTCTCTCGCCGGTACCATCCACCCGTCCGTATCGTGGCCGCCGACACTCGCGGGGTACGGCTCCATTTCGTAGCTCCCCGTGACGTTCGGGAGCGCGAACGTCGAACTGGTCCACGTTGACCCGTTGTCGTCGCTGTAGACGAAAACGGGGTCGTACTCCCCGCTGCCGTCTCTCCGGGCGGCCATAATTCCGAGGCGGCCGCCTCCCATGATTGTGCCCCCGAAGTTCCGGGCGTCGTAGGCTCCATCGTGGATCGTCCGGTAGTTGAAGAACGTCTGTCCCCCGTCGTAGGTATCCGCCGCCCGGATAACGGAACTGGAGTCGAGGTAGTGCGTGCTGGCCTCTCGCCAGACAACAGTCCACGTCTGCTCATCCCACGGAAACAGCGCCGACGTGAGGCCAACGTCCATACCGTTATCGACTATCGGGGAGATGTGGGAAGTGTCGAACGGCGGGGTAGATAGGTCAACTGTATCTAGCGAATCGATTTTAACAGGAACGCTGTTTCCGTCCTGGTCTTTACCTACGATACGTCCGTTTTCGTTGACTAATTTGATTGGGTCTGCCATTGATTACTCCGTGTCTTGTTTATTTGTCTGCCAGTTCCGGCCCAGAATGGTCGCGTCGAAAATGTTGATTGTAGAATCGTCGTTGAGGTCTGCTGCAGGATCATAATCTGATTCGCCCTCAGTCGTGTCCCACGCTTGCCCAAGTCGCGTTGCATCAGCGATGTCAACCTGACCATCGCCAGTGATGTCTCCGGGGACGTCGGAGCCGTCGGAGCCGTCGGAGACAGTCAGTCCAATTCCTCCACCAGCCTGCATCTGCAGTTCACCGCCGTCGCGAATCACGACACCGCTATATGACTCAGTGGTGTCGGCGCCGATGTCGTGCTGGTCATCAGCATCGATAACGAGCAAGGATTCTCCTGCTGATGCAGCTGATTGTGTTCCAGCAACTCGGTCAGATACAGGTGTAGCCGATACAGCGGCGAGTTCCAGCAGGGCGCGTCGTGTGAAGGGCACAAGTTGTCAGTTTGTAGTGCTTACTAACCATATAGTATCTTGTATTTGCACACTAATTTGTCGTGTCCCTCAGAGTGATACTGTTCTGGGTCGTTTCGTCGGCGCGCATGTCCGGGTCGGTGTTGGCTGGTGTCGTCGTCTCAGCGTCGACGTCAGCGAGCCCGAGCTTGAGCGCGACGCCGCCGGGATCACTCCCAACGACGAACTCGAGGGCGTCGGCGTCGTACCAAATGTCGTAGGTCCCGCTGCTCGGCAGGGGAACGGCGCTTGGCCCATACCGACTGGCGACGTCGACCACCACGACCTCGTTGGCGGCCTCGTCGGCGGCCTCGTCCAGCACCAGCAAAGATCCGGCCGAAACGGTCAGGGCGCCGTCGATGACAGCCATATCGAGGCCGTTGATGACGTAGTTGTATCCCTGGTCGGGGATGCGGCTGTGCGAGTGTCGTGCTCCCGGAGTGTTCGGGATGCGATCTGTGGTATCTGACATTGGTCTGGTCTGTAGTAGTACTAAAAAACGGCTACGAGAGGCTCTCGAACCCGTCGAAGACGACGTCAAAATCGGTGCGGAAATAGGCAGAATAGTTCGCCGACTGGTTGGCTTCGTTCGCCAGCGAGAGGTGGGTAAAGCCGACGTCGGGGTCGGCATCGGGGTACTCTCGGCCGGCGTAGATGGCTGCCTTGACCCGTCGGACCAGGCCGTCCGGCCCGCTCCAAGGCACGCCCTCCGCTCCGTCGGGGTCGACGTGGCCGGCCTGGCCGTGTGCCGACAGCCCCTCCAGACGGACGCCGACGACGACCTCCTTGTCGAGGTCGTACTCGGTGCCGATGGGCTCCTCGGACGTGTCGGCGTGTCGGGCGCCGATGTAGACGCCCTTCTCGAGGGCGCCGGTCCGGTCTCGGAGGGGCGTCTCCATGTCGAGCGTCCCGTCGCCATCCCAGATGCGGGACGTGTCGCGGGCGACGCGCCGGACTGCCACCGGCGGCGTGCCGTTCGGGACGTCTCGGCTATACGCGGCTTCGACGTCGGTCACGACGGAGGCGCACTGGTCGAGCACCCACTCGACAGACGGGTGTGTCACGAGGCTGCCCTCCGGAGCCAGTTCATCGCATCGCGGATGGCTCGGGACTCGGGGATGCCGCCCGTTTCACTGCCCCAGTTGACGGACTCGGTTTGCACCCACTGGTCAGCTTCGGCCCAGTAAAAGTGCAACAGCGGGTTGCCCTCGATGGTGTGCGGGGCGACGCCGAACTCAAACAGGGCCGTCAGTCCGGGCCACTCGATGCGCATCTGGACGCTGTCGGCGGACCGGTCGACTGTCAGCTCCGCGTCCTCCCAGATGTGCCCGATACCGTAGTCGTTCGCCGACGCGTAGGACTCCCAGTTCTCGCGAGCGACCTGAAGTAGCTCCGGCCCGAGGTCGTCCCGGAGTGTCTGTTCGGCGTCCTCGAGGAGCGCCTCCTGGAGGCCGGCCTCGAAGCCAGACTCAAGGTTCATCGGTGACGTAGACCTCCATCAGCTCCTTGGCCTTGTCCTTCAGTTCCTCGGCTTTGGTGTCGATGTTGTACACCGTCGCGTTCTGCGGGATTTCGATGACGGCCTCTTCGACGAGGTCGGCCGCCGCCCAGTTCGCGACTGCCCGGCGGACGGTCCGCGGGATGCCTTCGTGCCCGAAGTCAAAGCCGACGTAGACGGCTTTCGAGAAGCTGGGGATGTCGTCGTCCATCGCGTGGACGTCCAGGTAGAGCTCCGAGACGCCGCCGTTGTTAACTCGGACCCACCAGTCGTCGCCGCGGTTGGCCTTGCCCACGCCGCCGTCGTAGTCGCCGCCGGTCCAGTCGTCGAAGCCGCCGTCGGCGTTCGCGACCAGCAGCTCGTTGACCGCGTCGACGTCCTTGCGGTCCAGCGTGATGGCCGTGTAGACCGGGACGGTGTCGTCGACCGGCGGCTTTAGGGACTCCGGCCGCCCGAACGCGATGCGGATCTCTTGCTTGGAGTCTTGGTGGTGCTTGCGCCGGCGCTCGTGGGTGGGTCCTGACTCCAGCAGCGCGTCGCTGTTCTTGCGATAGCGATGGCGCTCTTGCTCGCTGGCCCCGTGGACCATCGCGCCGTGGGTGGGGATATCCTCCTCGTCGTCGCGCGTGTTCGGGCCCGTCGGGATGGTCACCGCCGACGCTTCGTCGATGCTGTCGGGCTCGTACCAGTGGCGTTTGTACGTCTTCTCCAACCACTCGGTCCGCGAGGCGATGGCGTCGACGGCGACCTGCGTGTCGACGTCCTCCATCGGGAGGTCCGACCGGACGAGTGCCCGGCGGACGTCTTCCAGCGTGCAGTACCCTGTGGCCATGTGTCAGTCTCCCGCGAACAGCGAGATGGTTGCTGAGTCGTCGGCCGTTGCCGTACCCGACGTGCACCGGATACGCAGGTACTTCGCACCGCGCTCGAGGACGGCGTCGTAGTCCGCCGAGCCGGTGTAGGCCGCGACGTTCTGGACCCACGACCCGTCGCGGCTCTTGACGTCAAGCGCGTAATCTGCCGCTGCAGCGCCGCGGATGGCGACGTCGGCGGTGGTGTGGCCTTTCGTGTCCAGCTGGACCGAGTTGCCGCTGCTCTCGATGTCGATGGACTCCTGGACAGAGGGCATGGGTCAGTCCTCCTTGTACGCGTCCCACTCGTCGGGGTGCGCGCTGCTGGCGTGCATCCCGACGTTGTCGCCTTCGTAGTCGTCACACCAAGGGCACTTGCCGGCCTCGATGGTGTCCGCAACGTCGAATGTGACAGGGTCGGATGGGCCGTCCTCCTGGCCGTGTGTTTCATCCGCTGGCCCGTCCGTGGCCGCAGCGTCGTCGACGTACGCGAAGTCACCGCGCTCCTCAACTAGGTACTTGGCATCGCCAGCGCTGACATCGACGATGTCACCGACCGAGAACTCCCCGATGCCTCGGACGGTGACGTTCGGGGCGTCGGTCTTCTCAACGCGGACCATGCTCAGGCGCTCCCGGTGCTAGCCGTCCCGTCGACGTTGCGGACTGTCGCGGTCGCGCCAGCGGTGGTCATGTCCGCCGGCCCGGTGCCGACGAAGTCCGCATCGTCGAAAGCGACCGTCGGTGTGTTGGTCCCGCCGTTGTGGACGACCGTCACGACCTGCCCTTCGCGAGCAGCGGCGTCCAAGTCGACGGCGTTGGTGCCATCGGGGTTGACGACGTGCTGGCGGGCGTACTTGGACACCGCTGTCGCGGCGCCGTTGGCCGGACTGTTCGTCTCGGCGTAGGGGTCCGTGCCCTCGTGATGGTTGCGGACCTTGTTGTTAGTGGTCGTCATGAGTCACCTCAGGCGATGTTCTCGACGAGCACGCCAGCCTGCAGGTTCTTGATCTGGAAGTCGAACTGCCCCTCCATCCAGTTGCGCGAGTGCAGACGGTTCTCGTGAACCTTGTCGGTGTCCGTGGTCTGGTCGAGCTCCATCGCCTCGTAAAGCCCGTACGCCAGGTTGTCCATGTCAGTGAACATGGCGTACTCGTCGGGCCATCCGTTCATCCCGACGACGTCGTAGTCGAAGGGCGTGATTTCGGAGTCGCCGAAGATGACCGCCGAGCCCAGTGGGTCCTCGCGCTCAGTGAGCGAGAAGACGTACTCCTGGAGCTTGTCGGGCGACAGCACGAACACTGGGTCCGTGTCCTCGCCTTTGCGGAAGCGGGAGTCGAGCCGCTGGATGGTCTCGTTGAACATCTGCGTGTCCGGCGTCGCGCTCGCCTGGTCGTACACCGGCATGGTGTCGACCTCGCCGCCGGCCGTGTCCTCCAGCCCGATCCGGTCGGAGGCCGAGTCTTCACCCTCGGCGATGGCGATCCAGCCGTTCCACGTCGTGTCGAGACTGGCGTCGCCGCCGATGGACTGCAGGTTGCCGCTGTCGGCGTTGGCCCGGATGCCGATGAGGCCAATGTCGTTGGCGTAGCGCTGCACGAACTGGTCGATGATGTAGTCCCCGAACTGGTCGGGCCCGTAGTGGGTGTTCTTCAGCGCGTCGCGCGTCGGCTCGACGAGGATATAGTACTGCTTGTCGGTCGCATTGAAGGCCACCTGCCCAGACTCCACACCAGAGTTGCTTGTCCGCGAGCCCTCTTCGGACCGCGTCGATCCCGACAGCTGGGGGACGCCGAACTGCGGGACGTCCTGTTCGAGCCGGTCGAGCGTCATCGTGTCGACCATCCCGAGGATCGTGACCTGTTTCTGCATCCGCTCCAGGAACTCCTCGGTGACGTCCGGAGGTAGCTGGAAGCCGTCGAGCGTCGCGAGGTCGACGTCCTTGGTGGAGGTCCCGCCAGCGATCTCGTTCTGCGTGCGAACTGCGTCGATAGTGTTAGTTGCCATGAATAGTCACCTCAGGAAAGCGCCTTGCCCACGTCGTCTAGTCGGTCAGTGTCGTCGCCGTTGCCCGACCCACTGTCGAGCTGCTGCGTGCCACCCTCGCGCGTGATGGCGTCGAGTCGCCGGTGGAGCGCCTCGATGTCGGCCTTGGTGACCTGCTCGGCGTCGGCGTTCTTGGTGGCGCCGTCGTCGTCTTCGAACCAGCTGTCGACCTCGGCCTTCGAGACCTCGGCGACGCTGCCGTCGGGCAGCTCGACCTCGGCAGTCTTGTCTGCGTCGGGGTCGTCGTCGGCCTCGATGGTCTCGGTCAGGCCCTTGACGGCGTCGGTCAGTTCGGAAATCTGTTCTGCGTTCTGTTCGGCGAGGGACTTGTCCGCGTCCCCGCCGTCGGGAGTGTCGTCACTCATGTCTGTAGTGTCGTCCGGCGTGTCGCCGCCGGTGGCGTTCTTGTCATCCTGGTCGTCCTCGTCGTCTTCGCTGTCTTCGTCTTCGTCATCGGGATCGTCCGGGCCGTCGGCGCGGGTCTGAGCCTTGCTGGCGTCGCCGCCGGTCAGGGCCGACAGGAACGCCCGGCCAGCTTTTGCGAGTGCCGACTGTTTGCCCGGGTCGTCGGCGCCGTCGACCTCGATGGCTCGGTTCAGGACGTCCCACGCTCGCTCGGCGTCCTCTTCCGGGTGGCCACGTTCCATCATCTCCTCGATGAAACCGCCTTTGTCGCCGAGGTGGTCGGCCAGGCGCTTCTCCAGGCCCTTCGTGTCGAGGATCTCGGCGTCCGGCACTGCGGGGATGTCGACCGCCGACACCTCGCGGATGAGCCCACTGGTGAGTTCCCACGCCATCGCGTCGTCGGGGACCTGTGCCGGCGTGTCGACGTCGTCGACGGCGTCGTCCTCCTGGAGGTCATAGGGTCCGTTCCAGTCGACGTTGACCGCGCCGATGGAGTAGCCCTCCAGGACGCCGTCTTCGACCAGGCTCCAGAGGTCGGCGTCGTTGAACTGCCACTCCTGGACCCACGCGCCCTTCGGCGCCGTGGTGCCGTTGATGTCTTCGGCCTCGTCGAGCACCTCGTTGCGCTCGAGGCTCATCCAGTCCGACGGCCAGGCGGCGTGCATGATGCCGCCGTCGCCTTCGCCGGCGTCGACGAAGTTCTGGAACTGGTCGGCGAACTGCCGGATGGTGCCCTCGCGGGCGAAGTCGCCCTGGAGGTCCACCTTGTCGGGCACCATCACGATGCCCGTCGCGCGCTGCTCGGCGTCCTCTTTGGTCGTGAACGCTACCTCTTTGCGGAAGGCGTCCCCGCCGGCCTTGGTCACAGGCGGCACGTGTCAGGCCTCCGTTTCATCGACCCATCGGAGTTCGGTTTGGCCGCCGTGTCCGTGGATTTCGACGGTGGCTTCGACACCATCCGGCGCGGGCTTGAACGCGCACCCGTTCGAGTCGGTGTCGAGGGCGTCATTTCTACCGTTCCGCCACTGCATGTGGACAGCGCCGTCCGGGTACGCGACCCCCACCGCGACGACGCCAGTTCCGGAGACGCCGGATTCGTCTTCGGTGCGTACGAGTTCGAATCGGCGGGGGCGGTGGTCACTCATCGGTTTCCTCGTCATCGGCGGCGTCAGCGTCGGCGTCCTCTGTGTCGAGTTGCTTGGCTCGACCGGTCGAGAGGACGCCACGCTTCTCGCCGCGCTCGTGGTTCTTGTTCATGTTGTCGAGAATCCGCTGCATCCCGGTCGAACCTCGCGCGGGTCGTCGGGTCGCGCCCGCGGTCATCGGTCAGTCTGTGTCTACTGCGGCAGGCCCTCGGGGACGTCTTCGGTGTCGGGCTCGGGGCCTTCAGGAAGCCGGTCGTGGAAGTTCGTGATTTCTACATACCCGTAGTCGAGGCGGATGTTGTCGTAGTGATAGCTGCCGGCGCTGCTGGCGTTGACCAGCCCGGCCCACTCCGAGGCCGGGACGTCGACGTACGCGTAGAGCGAGCTTTGACCCTCGCGTTTGAAGGACAGGAACAGCTCGTTCTCGCCGAAGTCGTACAAACCCTCGTCCAGATTCGAGCTGGCGAACTGCGTCTGCTCGATGGGGTCCTTAGTGACGAGGTCGGCCTCAACGTCGCTCCAGTCGCGCTCGTAGAGCTTGTTGGCCTCGGGCGGGGCGGCTTTCGACCGCGTGCGCTGCAAGCCGTCGCCCACGGGCTGTGGGGACTCCTCGCTTCCGACGTTCGCAACTAGCGTCTGGCCGTCGACGGGATGGTCCTCGTCGAGGGGCTCTTCGCCGATCATCTCTAGGGCCCGGTTGACTGGGATGGCCCCACGGACAGCTTGGATCTTCCGCCGGGCGACGTCAGCGTCCTCCTTGGGCTGGTCGGCGCCGCGCAGCTCGTACTCGATGGTCCAGTCGGTGACGCCCAGGTACGTCTGGTGGATGAGCCGGTAGAGCCGCTCGCTGAACTTGTGTTGCTCCGGTGCGACAACGTTGTTCGCGAAGTCCGCGACCTGGGCCTGGGAGTTCGAGCGGTTCGACGTCTCCGTGACGCCGATGAGGATGGGCGGCACCTCATGCACTTTTGCGATTTCGTGCTCATTCCGTTCTCTGAACAGTCGGAAGTCCATCTCCTCGCTGATGCCCTGGCCAAGCGGCTCCAGTTCGATGTTGACGTCGTCGTCCAGGCCGCTCTGGAACTTCTCGACCTCGAGGATGACCGCCCGGTGGGACTCTTCGCGAAGCCCGTGGAGCATCTGCCGGAGGTCGTTGCGGGACTCCTCGGACAGCTCGCCCCCGGTCACCTTGATGACGAACCGTGGGATGGTGTCGTTGTCGAAGAACTCGCGGTTGTAGTCCTTCGCGGCCTCGTCGGCGCCGATGGTCCGGATGGCGCTGACCCAGTCCGGCACGCCGTAATCCTGCTCCAGCGGGCTCGGGTTGCGAACGAAGATGAGTTCGTTCGCGGCGCCGTTGTCGAGTGCGCCGGCGCCACCGATGGCGACGTCGCCCGTCTCCTTGTCGACGAAGATGGGCTCGCGGTCGTCGTCGGGGTCGGGTCGGTAGGTGACCCGCGGCTCCTCACTGCCGCCGGTGATGACGGGCTCCTGCCCACGGTGACGGTCGCCGGCCTCGCCGAAGTAGCGACGCTGGCCGTCCCGTACCTGGACGTACCCACGTGACGC